TATTTGCTGTAGTATCTGCCCACCATTGATAAGGATAGCGAGTTGTTGGCTGGTTATCACCATAATTAAGAGATACTATTGCTTGTAATACGTCATTAATGTCTCCTCTCACCACTGCGCCTGAGGCATTGTCGATTACATAGTCATGCTGTTTACTAGACATTAATTAACCTCCTTTCCCATATCCTACCGCTGAATAGCTGAAGTTTCTACTTATAACTGTACCACTTGAATTTTTAAATTTTATATTAAATCCAGATCCTGTTATAGATGTTATTTCATAAAAATCTCCAGTTGCCATATTTTGTGAAGTAATCATTATTGCTGGTGGATAGGCAGATGTTGACCCGCCAATAGCTGTAGTAC